GTAGTGTCTGTATTAGGTGTGATTACACGTTTACCATTAGGGAATTCAATCATTTCATTTCTAAAACCATTTGGACCATTTCCACGTCCTTTATCCCCAACTGTAGCGAATGTATCACGTGCAATCTTACCGTTCTTAACTAATCTTGTAGTAGTATGTGTGTGCTCTGTACCAGTGTGTAACCTAGGTATTTCATCCATACCTAACTTACCACCGACCCAGTTTAAGCCTTCAATTAATTTATTAAGTCCTTTTTTAATAGCATCTACCATACCGCCGATATGATCTTTAATTTTACCAATGATAGATTTTAAACCGTCACGCATGTTTCCGAAGATATTACGTACTTTATCCCACAAACGACCAGCTATACCTACCGTGTTATCTTTAATAGAGTTCCAGATGTTTGACATCCAATTTCTTAACTTAGTAAATATATCTTTCGTCGCATTCCATAAACTTGTGAATTTAGACCTTACACCCGTAAATAACGAATGAGCCTTGCCGACGGTATTGCTTTTGATATTATTCCACGTACTAGATAACCAGTTTTTCATATTAGTGAAAATAGATTTAACACTATTGTATAAGAAACCGAAAATACTTTTCGTTGCATTCCAAATTGCAGATAATGATTTTGTGAAAATACCTTTGATAACACCCCAGATACCGGATATTAAACCTTTAAGCAATCCACCAAAGTATCTAACAACACCTAGAATCTTACCTACAAACCACAGTTGTATTAAATTCCAAATTAACTGCACAGTGCCTTTTAGTATCATCACAATACCGTCCCAAACACCTCGCCAATTACCAGTGAATAAACTTGAAAAGAACTTGATAAAGCCAAGTATGATATTTAAAGCACCTTGTATTACTCCTTTTATATTCTCCCAAGTACTGACAATCAAGGCTTTAACCGCCGGCCAAATAAATTGCATCACTTGCCAAATCGCAAACATGATTGGTTTAATTACAAAATTTAAGATAAATTCAAATATAGCTTTGATAAAATTGCATATATTTTGAAGCGCTTGAACAATAGAAATTCCGTTTTCATTAAAGAATCCATTAATTTGACTCCAAATATCTTTAGCGAAATCAACGATTGCTGAAACCGCTTGTTTAAAGACGTTTTTAACGGAATCAATGAAAGGTTGGATAAATTGAATGAAATTACTAAACGTTTGTTTAACACTGTTAATTGCACCATTAACAAAATTTCTGAATGTTTCAGATTTCTTATAAGCTATTGTAAATGCGACTGCTAAACCAGCCAGTACACCTAACACGATACCAATTGGACCAGTTAATGCTGTGAAGACTGTTCCTAAAATAGGCACTTTAGTTGATAAAAAACTAATCAATCCGTCAGCCTTTGCAATACTAGCTAATAATGGAGCTAATACAGTTACTGCGTTGCCAACTGTGCTTATGAATGCACCTAATCCAAAAACTACAGGACCAATTGCAGCAGCAATACCACCGAATATAACAATCGACCTTTTAGATCCATCACTTAAACTTGAAAACCAATCAACCGCTATAGATAGCTTTTTGATTAGTTCTTCCATTACTGGAGCAAACGCACTTTCAATAGAAGCCCATACATCAGCACCTACTAATTTAAGTTTATTCATTGCTACTTTAAATCTTTCGGAGCCACTTTCAGAATCTTTAAATGTTTGATTGACCGTTCCTTGCGAATCTTCGATAGTTTTTAAGAACTCTTGGTAACTAAAGCGACCGCCTTTAATAGCATCTGCTAAATCAGGACCTGCTTTTGCACCAAATGCTTCAATCGCTAAACTTGTTGCGCTAGCTATATCCGGCGTCTTTTCAATTTCTGCTAATGTCTTCTTAAATTCTTCTCTTGGGTCTTTACCCGCTTTACCCCAATTGGATATAGCTTTTTTCAAACCACTGAAGGCTATTTCAGTATTAACACCTGATTTCTCCCATTGAGAGAATAAAGCGATTGATTCTTTCATCTCAAAGCCCATAGCCCTCATTGGAGCACCGTATTTAGTAATGCTATCAGCTAATGTATCAACACTTATACCGCTAGCCTGTGCTGCTTTCGCTACCATATCAAGTACACTTTGATACTCATCAGCTTCAATACCTGCATCACCCATTGCACGCGTAATTAATTGAACGGCTTGTACGCCGTCAGAACCTGTTATGTGACTAAATTTCAAGAATGACTCTGTGGCACTCTCAAGTTCTTTGCCAGTGAAACCTAACCTTGTGTTAACTTCCCCTAAAACACCGCCTACAGTCTCAGCGTCTTCTGGAAAGTTGCCATAAACATCTTTAAATGAATTCTGCAACTTCTTAAGCTCTCCGCCGGTTGCTCCTGTTGCTTGGGTAACTGTATCTAAACCTTTATCAACTTCTGCAAAAGCTTTTCCTGATGCTGCTGCAATACCTAAAACAGGTGCAGTTACACCAATCATCAAACCTTTACCAATGGATTTTAAACCATCACCCATTTTTGTTAATTTAGGTCCCATACTTTCAAAAACTTTACTGGTTTTTCCCCAGCCACTTTCTGCCATTCTTTGAGCTTCAACTTGAGCTTTTTTGAACTCTTCAAACTCAGTTGTTGTTTTTTCTAGTTCTTTTTCTAAAAAATTCAGCTCATTTGCTTGTTTGTTATATTCTTGTCGTAATTTTTGAGCTTCCGCGCTGTTTTCGCCCTGTTCTTGAGATACCTTGCCATATTGCTTGGCTAAATCATCAACGTTTTTCTTATAACCTGTGATAGTTCCATCAAGTTCTTTAATCCTTTGTTTGTAACTATGAGTTGATTTTTCGGTATATTTGAAGTTGTTACCGGTTAACTTTAAGTCAGAATTTAAAGTTTTAAAGTTTCGTTTGATTTCTGCAAATGATCTATTTAAATTTGCTGCATCTAAATCCAAACCTATAGATAAACCTTTTATTCTTTCTCCCATTTTTTACCTCCTTTCTAAAAAAGTTCAAAAAAATAACCCTAACCAAACGGTTAAGGTTAAAACGCATCAATTAAAGCCTCTGCTTTTTCTTCAGAAATGTCATTGTTTTTATTTTGATATATGGAAAGTACATAATGAAATGGCATTTTTAAAACTTCGTTAGCGTCTTTACCATTTTCAATTAAGTCCATCATGAGAGTATCCATATTTTTCAACATTGCTTTATATGTTAAATCTTCAGGCTTTATTTCATGTTCTGGATAAAATTTCTAGTTTCCTCAGTTTGCTGACCTTGAGTAATGAAAATCACTTGTTCACGAAGTGCATTCATTCCATCAGGTGCATGCATACGTTCTTTTAGGTCTTTAACTGTGAATTGGTTATCGTAAATTTTTACAACCATATCCATCAATCTGTCAGCGATTTCTCTTGGTTTCATCGTGCTATTTTCGTCCTCAATATCATCGATTAAATCCATTGCTTCGTATACAATTTCAAATGAAATGAAGTGTGGTGTTAAGTACGTTTGTAATTTAATTTCATTTGCTTTCGGGTCTTCTACTAATTGAATAATGTTACGTTTTAATTTTGCCATTTTATAATACTCTCCTTATTTTCAAATAAAATAGAGGGGTTGCCCCCTCTTATGCTTCTACATTTATTGTTATAGTGTCACTCATATTACCAACTGTTGCTTTAACCGTAGCAATGCCTTGTGCTTCCGCAGTAACTTGACCATCACTATTGATTGATACAATATTCGTTTGATCTGTTGTGTATTTCAATAACTTACTTTGATTAGATGGCTCTACTACAACATTTAAATCGTATGTGTCGCCAACTTTAAGTGTTTTAATGCTATCTGGTATATTAACCGACTTTACCGCAGTTTCCGATGAAGCCGGTTTTGTTACAAAGTTTCTTCGTTACCCTCTGTCACGTTTCCAGTATATTCTTCGCCTAAAATTTTCTTTAAGAAAGCCTCTTCGCCTTTTTCACCGTCTCCATCATGATTTGTCATGTTAGCTGAATCAAAGATATACTTACGTACTGACTTTTTATTATCAACTAAAGGGAAAAGTGCCTCACCTTCAACCTCTTCACTTGAGAAATCCCAATCTTTCTCAGCCGTTTCTCCATCGATTTTAGGATTTGTAAACATAACTTTAGGTAATAAAACTGTTCTAAATGTACCGTCTCTACGCTCTTGTCTGAACCATACAGCTACGTAATTGTTTTGTTTACCTTGTTTCTCTTCGTAAACGCCATCTTCATCATAATCTTCATTAAAAACAATTTTGCGAATCTCTTTAGGGAACGCATGCATTTGTAATGAGATTTTACCTTCTCCGTCTGTATTCCCTGATTCAATTGGACCGCCATCAGCATAAGCTGTTTTTAGTTCTCCACCAGTTTCAACACCAATTTTTTGTAATCCTCTTGTTTTTGTAATATCACTATATTTTAATTCCGCGCCTTCTTTCGTTAATTTAGCGAAACCTAAACCAGTAATGTTAAAATACGCCTTTGGCGCACTTGCATGTTTTATTGCCATTTAATTTTCCTCCTTATAAAAAATGCCCTCGTAAACGCGAGAGCTTCTATATGTTTTAAATTCTTCTATATATTCCGGTTTTCCATTTGAAACATTTCCCATTTTTAGTTCAGACCATAATAACTTTTGAATGCGATTAGATATCTTATTTCTTATGATTCTCGCATTATATTCATCATTGTACTTAACAAAAACATCTATTTGGACAATATAACTATATGCACACTCATCTCCGTCAGTATAAGTTGTAGGTATTGGGTCGTCGATATCGTCAATAACAATAAAAGGTACATCAGTATCTTTTACATTAGGGTATTTATTGAACTTAATATTATTGATATTTACGTGCTCTCTAATAATTCTGTCTTGACTAATCACTTCATGAACTTTGTACAAAATATCAATCACAATTTTTTCAACTCCCTTTTTAACGTTTCAAAATACTTATTTTGACCTTGTCTTATTGCTCTATTAATCCCACCCATAGCTTTAGGTTTTACAAATTTTCCTGACTTTTTCTCAACATGACCATTTTCAATTAAATGTACTATTCTAAATCGTTCAAAAGGCCCGCGCCACCTAATTGTAACAGTACGTTTCCCCTTTATCCATTCAGGTTCAGTACGACCAATCTCACTAATCAGCGCTCCTGAGTCTTCTGAAGGTTTGAGTTGTTTTTTTATTTCTTCAACAATTACCTTAGCACCAGCTATTAACGCCTTATCTTGAACTTTTACCATCTCTTTTATGCCAAAATGTTTTTCTAATTCTCTTTCTAATGCTTTATCACCTGTCACTTTCACACTCATGAACTATATCCTCCACGAATCATAATAAAGTCTTTATTATCCAAATCTGGTGATACTTGCTTTATATTCAAACGATTTTTGAAATATCTTGATTCAATTTCAAGATAATGTTCTTCACTGGGTAAATAATCACCTTGCGGATCACGAATATACAATTTAATGTCATTTTGCGTTCCGTTTGAGATAGCTTGTTCTAATTCACGTAACCAGACACCATCAATACTCGCCCAACAGCTATATAATAATTTTTCTTCTTTTTCTCCAGCTTCTGGACCATTATTTTCAGTATACTTATAAAAATGAACACGCGTATTTAAACGTTTAGTTGTAATTCTAGGTTTCTTAAACACTTTCTTCATCTTCTGATACCTCCATTAGAGATAACGAAAAATCTATTATTTCAGGTCTGTAATTGTCGTTGAAGTGTTCTAATAAATCTTGATAAGCATATCTAGCGCGTATAAGTATCAATTCTTGACCTATTAAATTCTCTAATTCAAAAACTCCGCACTGATTTTTTATACGCTCGTACGACATTTTTAACAACTGCTTTAAGTACTCATCCTCTGAATTATGGTCAATCTTTTCAAGTGATTTAAATTTGACAAGCAAATCATCAATCGTCATTGTCTTCACCATTCAATAAGTCGATGATTTCACTTTTAACCATTGAACTAGACGCTTTTTTTTGTAATGATTCGCATAGTTCTAATAATTCTTGTTTTGTCAGCTTATCTAAAGGTACGATATAAACTTTGTCGTACTTATTTTTGATTTGATTTGTCAACAATTCAACACGAGGATTGTTATACCCTTCAGCTGGATACAACTCCCCTACTTTGTACTTGTGTTGATTGTGCTCTATGTCTTTAAATCCTCTAACAACTTTAAATTTCACCATTTTATCACCTCATAAAATTTTATAGTGTTTCTTCGGTATCTTCTAAAGCTGGTTTATGTCCTTTTAAATCTAATTTCCAAACAGCAGCAACTTTATTATCTTTCGCTTTGCCGTAAGCAAATTGTTTTGCAGTGTATAAATCCATATCATCTAACGCAAGTGTTTCTTTAAATTTCTGAACATTAATACCACCAGCTAAATAACCATCATATAGACCTTTAACGTACGTTAAAACCTTACCTGCTTCTTGAACTGTAGACTCAATAACATTCAAATTAAATGGTAAAGCAGTAACATATACGCCATTTGCATTTAAATGTGTATACTGTGCTTGAACCTCAAAAGCATCGGACGGATTAACAACCATTGTTACATTACCTTTAACCACTACTGATTTACCTTTCTCGTTAGTTGAGTGGTATTTAAACACTTGCGTCAATTCATTAACCGTAGCGCGCGGATTAGCAAATGTAAGCGTACCTTGTTCTTCTTTCTCTGGATAAGCACCATCAGTTACCGATACACCTTTTTGTACTTGACGGTTTAAGCCAATCGGTTGGTCTTTACCAGTACCTTTTAAGAACGCAGTTTCAAGCGCCACTGCAAATGCTTCTTCGATTTGAACACGAACAAATCTTTCAATCCACGCAGGACCAAAATCATTTAAATCTTTTGGTAAAACAACAAACGCTGTCAATTTATTTTGAATTGCTGTTTCTTCACTGAACGCAGCATCTAATTGACCTTTAATTTCACCATAGATTTTACCCCAAACAGCCACGCCAGAAGTTTCGGATTTTAAGAACTTCAAACGCAAACCAGCATTTTTAATACCTAAGTCAGCTAATAATGGATGATTCGTTGTTAAATCTTCGAAGATTCTATCAATTGTTTCTTCTGGTAAAAGTTTTTCTTCTTTATATCCAACACTCTTATTGATATCCATAAAGAAATTTCTTTGGTTTGCACTCAAAGTTTGTGCTGATTTAGGTAAACTAGAAACTCTTTCAGCTTCTGCTTTTGCTTGTAATTTAGTTTCTTCAAATAGTTGGTTAATCATGTCACCGTACAATTCATTTTGTCTTTCTTGCGGTTCACCGTTGTTTACTGCATTAATAAATTCGTTTTTCGCATTTGCGAATGTTTCCGATAAATTTATAGTCATTTTATGACCTCCTATTTTTGTATTAAAAAAGGAATCTTGAAAATCCATTTGCTGATAATTTACTATCTGCAACATCGATTTCTGATTCCTTTTCTTTCATATTTATTTTTTCAATTACTTTATTTGCTATTGCGTCAATATCAATGTTAACCTCTGGCGTTTTACTTACCAAAGCTGTTACACGATTTAATACATCTTTCGATAACACTTGTGTATCGCTTGCTACAATTTGCATATTGTCGTTTTCAAACATTTTACTATCCGCAAAACCTTGTTCAATGGCTTCATCAGCATTTAGCCATGTTTCCTTAGCCATCATTTCTATAAGTTCTTGTTTGTTTTTACCAGCTCTAACCGCATATGCCTCAGCCATTATTTGACCAACATGTTCTAATGTTTCTGCAGCATGATTTAGATCTTTCGCTTCTCCTTGCGCAATACTTGAAGGATTGTGAATCATCATTCTAGCAACCGGACTCATTTCGATGTGGTCACCAGCCATTGCGATAAGCGATGCCGCACTTGCTGCTATTGCTGTGATACGAACATTCACTTTGCCTTTATGAGCTCTTAAATGTGTATATATTTCACTACCAGCTACTAGGTTACCACCATTTGAGTTAATTATAATATCAACATCTTCATCACTAAATTCTAGTTGTGTTAAAACATCTTTAGGACAAGTCGAATCCATACCAAGCATTTCGTAAACCCATTTATCTTCGTTGGAAACGATGACGCCTTTAATCTCCACTTTCATCTTCATCACCACCTTTCAATGTACTACCATTTTCGTTTGCTTTTTCGTAGTTCTTCGTCACTAGATATTCGTCTAATTCAGGATTGTCAGACGGTTCTTCACCTAACATAATCCGCACCTCATTCCTTGTAAATGAACCAGAACTTACAAGTTTGTCAATTGCTTCAGCATATTGAAGTGGGTCTTTTTTATTCACACCGACAATTTCTATTCTTGTATCTTTCAAATACATGCTTTGAGTTATGAGTTTCGCGTTTAATTCGTTCTGAATCTTTTTTAATAAAGGTGTTAAACAGAACTTCTCAAATACAAGCGTGTTTTTTTCCAAATCAGCTGTTTCTCCGTAAATCAAACCTGGGGGTATACCAATCATCAACGCAACATTTTTTATTGCATCTCTCATTAGCTCACTCAATTCAGAAAAAGGCATGTTACTATTCTTACCACCATTAGATAATTCCTCATAATCAAAACCTTCTATCAAAGGCGCGATTGCTAGTTGGTTTTTATTAAAAGTATTGAATAATTTATTTGTGAACGCTTGTAATTTTTCTATATTCTTTTCGTCATATGCGCTAGAGGCAGATTTCAAAATCCCTCTTATTTGATAGTTTTTTAATTGTGCACCTATCATTCTTCCGAATATTTTCCCGTAATCTTCGAATAGACTTTCTACAAAGTGTGTCACTTTATTGTTGTTGTACTTTAAATATATGACCTCTTGCATTGTGAAAGTACGTTGATAAGTATAATCTTTAACCGTTACATCTTTGAATATATCATCATACAAAGCATACTCTTCTCTGTAAAAGCTATCTGCGATAAGTAATTCTTTGCTGTCACTTACTACGATTAAAACCTCGTTATCGTAAATTAGTTTATATATAACTTGTTGCCAAAAACTATCGCTTGATAAGTCAGTATTTGGTTTTATATTTAACTTGTAGTAAACATCATTCTTTTGAATTCTATTACCTTCCAATACTTTAAAATGACTTTGAGCGACAGCTCGCGCAACAAATTCAATACAACTATCAATCGCTAAACGTTTCACATACGCTTGTTGTGATAAATCTTCTATCATATCTAAATCAAGCATATATGATATATCTTTCCTAGTTTTAAATATCTTTTCTAGAATACTCATGTCTCACCTCCTCTATTAGAAATCTATACTCATTAATGCATCAAGTGCTTTAGACATGTCTTTGTCTACTATATCATCCGCTCTATATAACGCATGAACAAATGCCATAAATCCATCCGTTTTACGTCTGACTTCATCTTTTTTGATATACTCTTTATTTCCATCCGGCTTGATTTTTACAGCAACATTATTAGTAAACCAACGCATCAAAGGATTGTCTCCATATATTACGTTATGTTTCGCAAACATTGTATCGATACGTGGTGCAAGTAATCCATGTATTGCTTTTGGATTTCTAAGTACTTCAAGTTTTATACCAGCATCCTCAAACGCACGTCTTACAATATCAGTTCTATAATTATCAGCTATGACTTTTTCAAGCCCATATTTTTCTCTAGCTTTTAAAAACCAATCAACTATATATTCAATTTCAATGACATCATCATCGACAATGGTCAATAATCCCATTTTTTCCCATTCTTTAATAGGAGGTTCTAATTTGACATCATCCAAAAACCCTTGTCTTACAAACGAATGTCCTAACCAAATGTAATCATCGTTTTTTCGGAATAATAGCCCTACACTTGCAAAATCTCGAATGTTTGCAAAGTCTAAACCACCAATACACATTTGATTATCTAAATTTGGTATCTCTCTATTAGTCGCTAGTATTTCTTTCCATGGTGCTATTACTTTTTCAAGGTCAACTTCAGGCAAATTCATTCGCTTAGTCATGAATTCGGGCTTATTTGAACGGTTGAATGGTAAATCGTTATATTCTTCTTCAATCGTGCTTAGCAGTGTTTTAGCGTATTCTGATAACGGTTTATGTAACATTGGGTTCGCCTTTTCCCACGTCTGTCTGTCATCAACTTCTTTTGGATCGTCTAATTTACAATAAAAAGCA